CATGGTAGAGGAAAAAATAAAATCTACATGGCGGGTAGTACTCATAAAGCCTACGAAAATGCCAAAAAGCGAAAAAAGAAAAAGAGATAACTGATGGAAATTTTTCAGAGACGAGGAAAATGGAGAGTTAGAACTCCAGAAGGAAAACTTTATAAATTCAATGATGAGGCAACTGCACGTTTTTATGCAGCTTTAGAACTTGGTGATTATCAAGATTTAATTGCGCCCGAGCCAGTTTTTACTGAAGAGATTGATGATGGCAAGGAAGAGACGGAAGACTTCGAGACGGAAAGTAGCGAAGAAGAAACCAGTACCAACAAACAAAAGACTGTACGCATCGGTGAAAGCGTTAGTGAAGAGGAAATTCAAAGTGTACCCTTCAGCTTACGCAAACGCGTTCCTGGTAAAGGAGTATAAGCGCAGAGGCGGTAAATACCGTATGGGGAAAAAGTAATGGCTAAACCTCGAGGCGGACTTACAAAATGGTTTAAGGAAAACTGGGTAGACATATCTCGACCTAAAAAAGGTGGGGGATATGAAAAATGTGGAAGAAAAAAAGCAAAGAAAGGAAAATATCCAAAATGCGTACCTGCGGCTAAAGCAGCCCGTATGACAGCCAAACAAAAGAAATCGGCAATAACAAGAAAAAGAAAAGCTGGTAATCCTGGAGGCAAGCCACGAAATGTTAGCACATTCGTGAAAAGGAGAAAAAGCAGTGGCCGTAAGAAAAAAAGGTAGAAAAACAAAAGGGCGCAAAAAAGATTCACGCCTAAAAAGAGCAGGTGTATCAGGCTATAATAAACCTAAAAGAACTCCCCGCCACCCAAAAAAGTCCCACATAGTTGTAGCAAAAGTGGGTAGCAAAGTTAAAACTATTCGCTTCGGCCAGCAGGGAGCTAAAACGGCAGGGAAGCCGAAGGCTGGAGAGTCAGAAAGAATGAAGAAGAAACGCGCATCCTTCAAAGCAAGACACAGAAGGAATATCGCAAAAGGTAAAATGTCTGCTGCTTACTGGGCAAACAAAGTAAAGTGGTAAATTTTACAATATAAAGGTAACAATATGTTAAGATCCAAAGTTTCACATTGTGAAACGATAGAAGAGTTTTATGAAGTAATTCGTAGAGATCAAGAAAAGCATTATAAAGCAAACTACTGCGCTCATCATGATGCAGTACAAAAACTTTTAGAAGAGTGTGATAGTTATAAAGAATTAGGAGTTCATCAAGGCGCGTCAGCAGCAGCGGCATTGCTTTCTAATCCTAAAAAAGTAGAGTTAGTTGATAATAGATTAGGGCCTTTCAATGGACAAAAAGATTTATTTGAAACGTATTGCTCTGAAAATAATATTGAACTGATAGTAAAAGGAATGAGTAGTTTAGATTCAGACTCTGTGAGTGATACTCAAGTTTTATTGATAGATTCTTGCCACCAGCCAGACCATTTAACAAAAGAACTTGAATTACATCACGAATCTGTAAGTGATTATATGGTATTTCATGACACTTCTTTACTGAAAAGATTACCTAACGATGCACTATATAACGTTATTGAAAAGTTTTGTAACGATTCTAATGGTGAGTGGGAAATTTTTGAACGATATACTGAAAATGTCGGATACACTGTGATCAAACGAGTTAAATAAAATGGTAGATGAAAATACAGGATTTCACCCCGCAGATACTAATGGAGATGGAAAAGTCTCCGAAGAAGAGCGACAGATGTATTTAGAGGCAAAGCGTAAAGAGTTAGATGACGCTGATGCCATGAGAGATGCTCAAAGAAACATGGCATGGTTTGCCTTAGGAGGAATGTTACTTTATCCGTTTGCAGTAGTAATTGCAGAAGTAATAGGATTAGATAAAGCCTCTTCAGTTTTAGGAGATATGGCACCTACTTACTTTGTTTCAGTAGCAGCAATTGTAGCCGCATTTTACGGCAAAGAAGCACTTAAGAGTAAAAAATAAATGGAAACTATACTTGATTTAGCAGTAACTTTTTGGCAGTGGACTATAGTAATCGCAGTGATTGCTGTTAGCTACTTAATTAATAAACTAGATAAACCAGATCTAAAGCGTATTAATTTTGAGTACACTACTATGCCCAAAATGCAACCGCTACCTATCAAGACGGCAAGTAAAGGTTTCTGGGGAGCGATCTTGATGTGGCTTACTGGCACACGTCAGTGGGTAATCACAGAAGACTTCCATTATTGGATCGACAACCAAGCGTATAAAATTCCTGCAGGCTTTCAGTTTGACGGCGCATCAGTTCCCAAGTTTCTTGCGACCTTCCTGTCGCCTGTGGGAGTTCTGTTAATGGGTGGCTTGGTACACGACTATGGCTATAAATATGCTACACTTATGAAGAAAGACGGTAGCAACATTGGTCCTCGTGACCAAAAATACATGGATGGTCTCTTCCGAGACATCTGTATCGAAGTGAACGGTTTCTATGCCCTTAACTACTTAGCATATTGGGCACTACGTCTAGCAGGTTTTGTAGCGTGGAACGGACATAAAAAGAGAGGTACTCATGTCGTATCTAAGTAAATTACTAAAACAACGTACATCCTGGGATGGAATTGTACTTATTGGCATTTGTGGATCAGTCATATTATTAGGTGGTTTAGCAAAACTACTAGCGTGGATTGGTCTTGGTTATGGAATTTGGACACTACTAAAAGACGAATAATATGGCAATTGAAATAAGTCGGAGGGATATTCCCTCCGATGAAATAGCAGAATACAGATCTGAGACAAGGTTTCTAAAATTACCAGTCGATCCATACTTGGATTTACTGAACATCACACCGTTGCCTTCGCAGATAGCAATTATCAATGCGATTAACAACCCTAAATATCGTTTTGTCTCAGCAGCCGTTTCTAGACGACAAGGCAAAACGTACATCGCCAATATCATCGGACAGCTTGTGTCTTTGGTACCTGGCTCCAATATTTTAATCATGTCTCCTAACTACTCCTTGTCTCAGATCTCTTTTGATCTACAAAGGAACTTGATTAAACACTTTGACCTAGAGGTTACAAAAGATAACGCAAAAGATAAAGTTATTGAAATATCAAACGGCTCCACAGTAAGAATGGGTTCTATCAATCAGGTAGACTCTTGTGTGGGTCGATCTTACGATTTAATTATATTTGATGAAGCGGCACTAGCCGACGGAAAGGATGCCTTCAATGTTGCACTGCGCCCTACACTTGATAAAGATAATTCTAAAGCCATTTTTATATCTACTCCCCGTGGCCGTAATAACTGGTTTTCTGAGTTTTTCTATAGAGGATTTTCCGACGAGTTCCCTGAATGGTGTAGTATACGTGCAACTTACAAAGATAACCCCAGAATGAGTGAAACAGACATAAATGAAGCACGTAAGTCAATGTCAGAAGCGGAGTTTAGGCAAGAGTATGAAGCAGACTTTAATACATACGAAGGACAAATCTGGAAGTTCAATTTTGAAACACAAGTCAAAGATTACTCACAACTCGATGTTAGTAAAATGGATGTCTTCGCGGGGTTGGATGTCGGTTACAAAGACCCGACAGCAATGTGTGTTATTGCGTACGATTGGGATAAAGAACAATACCATCTGGTGGACGAATACTTCAATGCTGAGAGAACTACTGAACAGCATGCTGCCGAGATACAGAAGCTCATTGATCGCTGGGATATTGATTACATTTATATTGACAGCGCAGCTCAACAAACAAGGTATGATTTCGCGCAGAACTACGACATTTCCACCATCAACGCTAAGAAGTCCGTACTTGACGGAATTGGACATGTGTCAGGGGTTATCGATAATGATTTCCTCTTCGTTGACCAAGAAGCAAAAGAGTCCTTAGCTTGTTTAGATGCGTATCAGTGGGATCCTAATCCTAATCTTATGAAGGAAAAACCGAAACATAACATGGCATCGCACATGGCAGATGCGTTGCGCTATGCATTATACTCATTTCAAACCTCAAATATATCCTTCTAGTGATACCAACTCAAAAATAATGTTTGACAAGTTAGCTTAAAGTCGATATAATTCTTTAGATAAAAAATAAGGAACCAAAGGAAAATGCCTAAGTTAAAACGCGATATTGTAAAGTATGTACGAGACAAGGCGAAATCCAAATATGAAAAGGGTTCCTCTTGCAGAATTTGTGGTGCAACAGAGCAGTTAGATTTTCACCATTTTTACAGTCTAACACCTTTGTTGAATCAATGGATGAAAGAAAACAACCACAATCCCGAGTACATACAAGCACTTCGGGAAGATTTTATAGAGGAGCACCATGCTGAGCTATATGACCACACAGTTACTTTGTGTCATGCTCATCATTTAAAACTTCACTCAATTTACGGTAAAGATCCTGCGCTAACTACAGCTAAAAAACAAATGCGCTGGGTAGAGATTCAAAGAGAAAAACATGGCCTGGTATAATCCATTTAGTAAAAAATCCGTTAAAGTGGAGGAAAAATTAAATCCTGCACAACAGTACTATGGCAATGAAACTCAGCCCTCTAGAGAGCCCATTGTTAGTTACGAAAGAGCATACGAAGAATTAGAGATCGTAAATAGAGGCGTAAATTTAATCGTTGATGATGCTGCAGAGATACCTACTTTGGTAACAGGTCAGCATAAAGGCAATAGTGTAGTAAAAGGAATCAAGAGAGCAAAAGTAGAACTACTTTTAAATCAAGAGCCTAATCCGTTTCAGGATATAAACTCTTTTAAAAGAAATCTAATTATTGATTACATACTAGATGGGAATATGTTTATATATTTTGACGGTGTTCATTTATATCATCTACCTTCTAGTAAAATGACAATCCATGCAAGTAAAGATACTTACATTGATAAGTTTAGTTATAATCAAACAGTGGATTATAAACCAAGCGAGATTATACATATAAAAGAAAATTCTTTTTATTCTATCTACAGAGGTGTTCCTCGTTTGAGTCCTGCTCTACGTACTATGCAGCTTATGATGAAAATGCGTAAGTTTCAAGATAACTTTTTTAAGAATGGTGCTGTTCCTGGTTTGGTACTAAAGTCACCTAATACATTATCTGAGAAAATTAAAGAACGTATGATGGTATCTTGGCAAAGTAGATATCAACCAGAGTCAGGCGGTCGTAGACCTTTAATACTTGATGGCGGATTAGAAGTTGATTCAATATCAAACGTAAACTTTAAAGAATTAGACTTTCAAAATGCTTTAGACGAAAATGAAAAGATCATACTAAAGGCTCTAGGCATTCCACCAATTATGCTAGACTCTGGTAATAATGCAAATATTCGTCCAAATATGCGTATGTATTATCTTGAAACTATACTACCTATAGTAAGAAAACTAAATTTTGGGCTTGAAAGATTTTTTGGTTTTGAGTTAAAAGAGGATATTACAGATATTCCTGCGTTACAACCAGAACTACGAGACGCTTCCGCATATTATACCTCCCTTGTAAATGGTGGTATAATAACACCTAATGAAGCCAGAGAAAAATTAGGCTTTGAGCCTGCGGAAGAAGCAGACGACATAAGAGTACCTGCAAATATAGCAGGCTCAGCAGCAAACCCCGATGAGGGTGGTAGACCAGAACAACAAACAGAAGACGAAGGTTAAAATGGGGACTAGAAAACAAAAAAGAAAACTTTGCGAAGATTTAGCAATGTTTTTTGCAGAAAAAGGTAAAATCCTTACACTGAAAGAGTATGGTGAATGTATTGATAAACCTTTACAAATTCGTTCAATTAAGAGGGTAGTAGGAAGCTATTCAAAAGCCGTCTTAATGATGAAAAACTCTCAACCAGAATTACTGAAGTTGATAGAGTTAAAAGAGAAAGCAGAGTTAGCAAAGAAACAAGCTGCTCTACAAGTACCAAAGCCGGCACCAAAGGCAGCGGTCAAGCCTGCTGAAGTTTCAGCAGTAACACAGGATGAAGATGATGAATAAAATCTTTAATCTCACATCTACCTTTAAATCTCATGAAGCCGATGATGGCTCTGTGATGATTCGTGGTATGGCAAGCACTACTGACTTTGATCGCGCGGGTGACTCAATTTCAGCGGAGGCTTGGACAAAAGGTGGTTTGAGTAACTTTGAGAAAAATCCAATTATTCTGTTTAATCATGATTATGATAAACCTATTGGTAGAGCTACAGGTCTTAAAGCAGGATCTAACGGCTTAGAGCTGGAATGTAAGATTAGTAAGGCGGCGCCTGCTAATGTTGCACAACTTGTTAAAGACGGTGTTCTTGGAGCCTTTTCTGTTGGTTTCCGAGTCAAGGACGCTGATTACATTAAGGAAACTGACGGACTAATGATTAAGGACGCTGAGCTGTTTGAGGTATCTGTTGTATCGGTACCATGCAATCAATCAGCTACTTTTTCGCTCGCGAAATCATTCGACTCTGATGAAGAGTATAATGAATTCAAAAAAACTTTCACAAATCGTGTAGATCTAGCCGGTCAGTCTCTGGCTAAGGACGAAGTTATTACTTCTAGCATAGCTAGTGACGCACCGAAAAGCGCGGAGAAATCCGCAGATCAGGAGATCAAGATGGATAATAAAGACATCGACTTGGAAGCTTTTGCAAAACAAGTGGCAGAAGATACTGCTGCAAAGATTGCTATGAAGCAAGCCGAGCAAAAAGCAGCTGAAGAAGCGAAAGCCAAAGCAGCTCAGGAAGCATCTGAAGCGAAAGCTTTAGAAGCAGAATCAATTAAAAGTGTAGTAAACTCTGGTGTTGAATCAGGTGTTGAAAAGTTAATGTCAGACTTTGATAGCAAGCTATCAGAGAAAGACGCTAAAATCGATGAAGTAATTCAGCAATTCCAAAAGGATTTGCAAGAACGAAATTCAGAAATCGAAGCTCTACGTACTAGTAAGCGTACTTTTGATAGCAACGGTAATGTTAATGACCACGGTCTTACTAAGTTTGGTAAAGAGTTTATGCACGCTCACATTCTTGGTAAAATTACCGGTAAAGGTTGGGACACTGGTTATGCTCAGGGTCTAATGGAAAAAGCAGGTACTACTGCTGCAGATAGCAGTAAACTAGACCAAGAAGTTTCATCTCAAATTGAGAAAGAAATTGTGTTGAACCTAACTGCTGCAAACTTGTTCCGTGAGATTCAAGTAAATGGTGGCGCAACTGTATTGCCAATTCAACCAGACGTAGGTATGGCTGAGTTTGCTAATGCGGTAGAAGGCGGTAACTTAGAAAACCGTGGTGCTACTGGCGATGATCAGAACAAGTTTAAGGCTTCTGAAGTTGTACTAAACGCATATCGTCTAGTTTCACAAACTTTCTTAAACGCTGATACTGATGAGCAACTACTTGTTAACCTAATGCCTATGATTACAGACTCTTTAGCACGTTCACACGCTCGTGCAGTAGATAATGCTGTTATTAACGGTTCAGGAAGCATCTCAGGTTTAGCAGACTATGCTGCTACTGGTGGTGTTGCTACTGGTACTGGTGCTACTATCGATGCAAGTGATAAAGAGAAGCTAACTGCTAGCGCTCTTCTTGCAGCTCGTGGTCAAATGGGTAAATATGGTATTAACCCAAGCGACGTTGCTTACGTTGTGTCTCAAAGCCGTTACTTCGATCTACTCGAAGATAGCGACTTCCAAGACATCACTGACGTAGGTTCAGATCTAGCTACTAAACTTACTGGTCAAATCGGTACTGTATTCGGTTCTCCAGTAATTGTTTCTGATAGCTTTGCTACCGAAGGTACAGTTGAAGCTGGCGGTACTGGTGCTACAGATCTAGCTTATGCTGTAAACGTTCGTAACTATGTACGTCCACGTCTACGTGGTGTTACAGTAGAGAGTGATTATGAAGTACGTCATCAACGTAACGTAATTGTAGCTGCTCAAAGCCTAGGTTTTGAAGAGCTAATAGCAGGTTCTGGTGTAAACCAACCTGTAGTAGTAATTCGTGACGTAGTGTAATACTTTTACTTTTAAACTTCGGGGAGGTTCGCCTCCCCCAAGTTTTTACTAATGGACTTATAGAATATGGCAAATTTAATAAATTTACATGATTACAAAACAGCAGAAGGTATTCAGTCTACCAAAGACGATACCAAGCTAGAGCTGTTGATTAACTCTGTAAGTCAATTAGTAAAAACTTATTGCGGAAATAGTATTGTAGATTTTTATAGTACAGCAACTGGAGGAGACCCTGCCAATAATACTAAAACAGAAACAGTTAGTATTAACTGGGCTTCGAACATTGTACAACTTACAGAAAGCCCTGTTGTACAGGTACACTCTGTAAAAGAACGTGATGATCTAAGCTCTGCCTATACCACCCTTGTAGCAAACCAAGACTATTATGTTGATTTAGCTACAGATAGTATTTATAGAGTAAACTCGAATGGAACCTCTAAAAACTGGCCCAACGGACCGGGTGCAGTAGAAGTACTTTATAATGCAGGATATGCTTCTTGCCCTCAAGACCTAAGATTGGCAGTATTTGACTTAGTTACTTATTACCATAAAGATGAGCACAAAGCTCGTCAAACTATAGCAGGTGCAAGCATACAAAATCAAAGCTCTACAAGTCAACGTAATAACGTAGCGTTCCCTGACCATATTAAAAGGGTCTTGGATCTATATAAAAACTTTTAATGGCAGCAGGAGATTTAAAGAACTTCCTGCTAAAGCTCCAAAAAGATATGGAGAAAGGTAGCAAGACTTATAGAAAGTATGTTTCTGATGTTAAGCCTCATACGTTTTATTTAAGTAGAAAAGGTTTAGAAAATCAAATACGCTTTCAAATGTTAAGAGATGGGGTTGACCCCGAGAAAGCGCCAGTTAAACCTATAATTAGTAAGTATTTTAAAGATTTAAAAGCTGCATTTACAGGTAAGTTGCATGGAGTGCAGGTACATAGAAAAAGTATAACAAATGTATCTTTTTCTGTAACTATAAGTCCTGCAGAGGATCATAAAGATTATTTTACACATAAAAATTCTTTTGTATTATTAAAATCTATAATGTTTAATTCAAAAAGAACTTTTAATAGCTCAATGCGAAAACTATATAAAGACTATGGAAAGGTTTTCAGAGAGCACGTATTTTTAGATATAGGTCACGCAGGAGACAGCGCTGTATGGGATCATAGGGTAAGCGATGCGTTAACTGAGTTTGGTGAAGTTCCTTCCTCCCTGATGAACATAACAGAAGTCGCCGTAATATTTAGTTTAGTAAAAATAGATGAAAAAGGCGAAATTAATGCCTCTTTAGAATCAGCTAGTAAAAACAGATCTCATGGTGCTGGACTAAAGAAAGATAAAGTTCATCTACAGGGTTTAATAGCAGATGCTTTGCTAAGGCTAGAAGCTGAGGATCTTACAGGGTCTGATAGCTTAGTAGGAAGAAAAAAGAAAGAAGCCCGGCAAAAAGTTTTAGAACCGTTTAAAAAAGTAAAGGGGGCGACTGTAAAGTCTAAAGATTTAGAGTTTGAGCCAAGTAGAAAAGCTCCTACTAAATTAAATGTTACTAGAAAAATTAGTGAAGGTAGGGGTAGGAGAGCAAGGGCTGAAAAACCAAAAAGACTAAGAAAAAAATCTGCATCCGCTCAACCTTTGCAGTTACTGGGAATGTTAAATCAAAAACTACCAGAAACAGTAAGAAAAAACATGAGAGAGCCAGGTCTTGTAAATAGAACAGGCAGGTTTGCCGAAAGTGTAAAGGTAACTGAAATTACACAGACTCCAAAAGGGTTTCCCAGTATCGGATATACTTATCAAAGAAACCCTTATCAAGTATTTGAGGAGGGCAGTGCCGGAAACTGGTCAAATGGAGATAGAGATCCTAGAGACTTGATTGATAAATCTATTAGAGAAATAGCAGCTCATTTCGCAATCGGAAGATTTTACACTAGGAGAATTTAATGGCAACAAGAGATTATACAACTAGACGGTTAGGTATTGTAACTGCTCTTGTTGAAAAACTAGAAAGCATAAACGGCACAGGAGAGTTTCTTACTGACTTAGCAGGAAATGTATCCCCTCGTTTAAAATTCTGGGACGAAGTAGAAGAGTTTCCTGCTGTTCATTTAAATGCAGGCTCTGAAACAAGAGAGTATCAAAGTGGTGGCTATAAAGATAGATTTTTATCAATCACACTAAGATGCTATGTACAAGATGAAGACTCAGTTCAAGCACTAGACGAGCTACTCGAAGATGTTGAAACTGTTTTGGAAACTAACTCAAGATTAGCGTATAAAGATCGCAAAGGTGTGACTCAATATACGCAACAAATCACTATCGTTAGTGTTGACACTGACGAGGGTGTATTAGAGCCTTTAGGAGTAGGCGAAATACTAATAGAGGTTCGATACTAGAAAATACAGGCACGAACAAAAGTTCACGTCCTAGTCTTTTCAAGAAATCATAGGAGAAATACTATGGCAGATACATTATTTTTTAGCAGAGATACAAAGGTCTATCTACAGGTAGGTGACGGGATTTGGGAAATACCCGTATTAGATGGATTCTCTTTTTCACAAACTACCAATACTACAGAGGTTACTCTAAACGAAATGTCTGGCACTGATGGGGCAACTCGTCGAGGCAGACGTCTTTTTAATGATTCTTTTGCTCCTGCAGAGTGGAGTTTTTCCACTTATGTAAGACCTTTCATGGCGGGTGGTACAGTAGCTGGCGGCGGGGCTGATGATGAAGCTAAGACTCACGCAGTGGAAGAAGCGTTATGGGCTATGATGGTAGGTGCAGCTAGTTACACCAAACCTGTAGATGCTACATCTAGTACCGCCTTTAGTAATCTTACTTATGGAAACAAAGCCGCTGGTCTAGCAATTAGCTGGGAAAACTCAAATGTTTCATCTTTAGGAACAGGCACCCTATTTTTTGTAATTGGGAAAGGTAAAAATAATTCTCAAACTTATAAAATGGAAGGCTGTGTTGTTAATGAGGCGAGCGTTGATTTTGATGTTGAAGGGATTGCAACTATTAATTGGTCAGGTATGGGTACTAAGCTCACAGAAGTAGCTAATGAGCCGAACCCAACTATTACTGAAGGCACCACAACAACCTCTAACTTTATTCGTAATCGTTTGACTTCACTTACAATGACGACGGCAGATGATCATCTATTAGCGGCAGGGGTTACTGCGGATGCGGATGCCACTGCTGAAACTTACGATCTTACTTTGACCGGCGGTAATATTACTATAAGTAATAATATCAACTTTATTACTCCAGAAACGTTGGGTGTAATTAATGAACCTTTTGGAGCAGTTACAGGCACCAGATCTATTGGTGGTAGCTTTACTTGCTACTTGAATGCTGAGACTGATTCAAGTGCAGATTTATTCGAGAGATTGATTGAGGATCGAGATACTATTACAAATAGCTTTGGTTTAATATTTAATATCGGCGGCACCACCGCTAATACAAATAGATTACAGTTTACTGTAGCGCAAGCCCATCTAGAAATTCCAACTCACTCTATTGATGATATTATCTCTTTAGAAACGAATTTCCATGGATTACCTAGCACTATAGATGGTACTGACGAAGTTGCTTTGAAGTACTTCTCTGCGTAAGTAAATAGGTAGGGAAAAATATTTCTTGACATTTATGGTCCTTTGGACTATAATATGAAATAGAAAAAGTTAAGGAGGGGTCTTTTTTGAGACCCCTTTTTATTACTTGGAGAGTTATGGCTGACTACAATTTTTTAAAAAACGCAGAGGTTTATTTCTACCCTAATGTAGATGTTGAGACAGGTCTCACACTGTCAGAAACCCACGAACCTTTTGCTGAGATTGACGGTGTTGCTGGAGCGTTTAGCAGTACTGCTCGTACTCAAAATGTTGTAATGTCGGCAGATGTCGAACTTCCTACTCAATCTAGTATTGCAGATACTGATAATTATGTTTTATTTGAGCATGGAGGACAGACTACAGGGACTTGGATTGGTATAAAAAGCTTTTTTAACACTGCTTTTTTCCATATTAGAACTGGGGCAGGTGACTTTCAAAGTAATACTACAGGAACAAATAGAATAGTTTTTAATGTACCTCTGAGTCAATTACCTGAATTCGATGGCAGAGTTCATAATGTAACTTGGGAAATAAAATTAAGCCAGGGTACTATAAAAGTATGGATTGATGGTAGACAAATCCTTTTTACCTCCAGCAGTAATAACAGTTTAACTGCCTGGTCTGATGGAGATGATGGAGGATACTTAAAGGGGTACGACGATATAGCAGGGCACGGATCTACTAGTTTAGCAAATCCTTATAAAGTGCAGTGGCCAGGAAGAGCGTATTCTCCTTTAAGAGTCTATACAAACTCTTTGGTACTAGTTTCATCGGCTCCTCTATTACTAGATGTTGCGGATATAAGTTTTAACCAAACTTTTACAGATAAAAAGTTTTCTAAAAGAACTTTGCACGAAAGCAATAAACTTTTTCAAGATTCAAACATAAAATATGCCAATCCAGCAAACTTTGCGTTTGAATTAAACATTATAGAACAAAACAGTTTTCTACCTGTTTTTGAACATTTAGTAGATCTTAATAATGGTACATTGAAGACATTTGATTTATATGTGTTTTTTACAGACCAAAGAAAAACGGCTTACAAGATAAACTCCTGTGTAATCACAAATGGGACATTCGTAATTGAGAAATTAAAGAATCTCAAGTTGAATATAGAGGGGCAAGGAGCAGAGTTATCTGTAGTACAGACGCCATCTTCAGAAGGTATTTACAGTTATCTCCAACAGATTGATGTTGTTCCATCACAAAAAACTTACCAACGGGTAAAGGACTTGGAAACAACTATAGGAGGTCTTAACATATCAGATGGAGTTCTAGCTTGTACTATAGAGTTAGAAAATGATATTGAATGGAATCCCTATAGAACCCTCAACGATGCATTAAATGTTACTAATGAAAGTAACACTATGTACCCCTCTAACTTCACACTTAAAGAAAGATCTTTAACAGGGTCTATTGAGCGTTACATTTTTGGAGATAAAGCAAAAGACGCAGATATAGATTCTTGGAAAACTGGTCAGACTTTAGTTATTAAAGCAGGAAACTCAAATTCCTCCAATAAAGGATTTCAGTTAAATCTTTCTAATTGTAGTTTTACTAACAGAGCAAATGTTAGAGAGATTTTTACTCATAACTATGAGTGGACTATGAACGATAATCCCACAACTTTAGGGAATGTAATTAAACTTAACAACACTTAGATAAACAGGAGCAACAATGGATTTAAAAGCACTTATGGTCGATACCAAAGCAGTTTGGGTCGATTTTCCAGGCTTAGAAGGATTTACCGTAGAAGTGGTAAATCTATCGAGAAAAGAATTAACCAGCCTAAGAAAGAAATGTACTACTACAAAATTTGACAGAAAAACACGTCAAGCTACAGACGAGATCGATGAAGAGCGTTTTGTAGAGTATTTTACAAAAGCAGTAATAAAAAACTGGAAAGGTTTAAAATATAAGTACCTAGAAACTTTACTATTAGTAGATGTAGCTAATGAAGACCCAGAAAAAACACTTACATATACTGAGGATAATGCTCAAACACTTGTAAGTTCTTCAGCAGAGTTTGATACATGGCTCAACGAGGTAGTCTTTGATTTAGATAACTTTCGCACAGCAAGAAAAGGACCGCCTGTTCAAACAACTGGATAAGTACTTCAAGAATGCTGAGTCAAAAATGACTCAAGAACGTTATTTATTAATGTGTGAACAACTTGGAAAAGAGCCAGATCCCGAGGAAATGCCTCCTGATTTATCTGACTTTCCGGATATCGTAGCAGATGCATTAGAGGTATTTTCGTATCTGGGTGATAGAGCTTTTCCAGACATAGGATTTATAGGTAAAGATTATACTGCTTTACCTTTTTATATAAAAAATTGTGATGTAGATTCCGATAACTTAGGATTATTTTTAGAAATTATAAGTTACTTAGAATCAAGAGCTATCAAACAATCTCAAGATGCATTGAAAAGAGAAAGGGAGAAGCTAAAGAGAAAACGCTAGTGGCGGATACAATTCAGGTCAAGTTTAAGGTAAGCGAAGATGGCACTCTCACGCAGATAGGTCATCAAGCAGAAAAAGCTGCGGCTAGTACTGATAAAGCTACCACAGCTGCTGATAAGTATAAGAAAGGTCAAAAAGGGGTTGCACAAGCAACTTCTAATAGTACCAAAGCGTTTTCAAAAATGACAACAGGTATGCAGGGCGGTCTAGTTCCTGCATATGCCGAAATTGCTGCAAGGGTTTTTGCCTTGACCGCTGCTTTCGGACTCCTATCTAGAAACGATGCAATCATCAAACTGCAAGAAGGTATTGAATTTACCGGTAGATCTGCAGGTAGAAACTTAACTCTCGTATCTGAGAAGTTAGTAGAAATAACAGATAATGCCATATCAGCCGAGCAAGCTATGCGCGCTACGGCTGTTGGTGTGTCCGCAGGATTTAGCGAAGATCAATTAAGTGGTTTAGCAGAAGTTGCAAAAGGAGCGTCTCTAGCGTTGGGTAGAGACATGGCCGATGCAATGGATAGACTTATTCGAGGTGCTGCAAAACTAGAGCCTGAGATTCTGGATGAATTAGGTATCATGGTTCGACTGGACCAAGCAGCTGAAGACTATGCTCGTACTTTAAATAAAAATGTTAATGAGCTTACTCAGTTTGAAAAACGTATGGCATTTACCAATGCTATCATTACTCAGGGTTCTGAAAAGTTCGGAGAGCTTGGACAGTCGATGGAGGCAAGCGCATTTTCAAAACTAGCAGCTTCTCTTAGCGATATTTCAAAAAGTGTAATTGGTTCCTTAAATTCTTTACTTGGGCCTGTTGCTAATTTCTTCGCGTCAAACACCGCGGCTCTTGGCGCATTAGTAGCTTTATATGCTGGATCTGTTGCTGGTACTATTGTTGGAGGCATTTCTGCAATGTCTGCGGCTTCTGCCCAAGCAGCCGAGCGTACAAAAACGCAGGCAGACAACTCTTTAAAAGCTATAAAACCTACTAAAGGTCTTAGTAATGCTTTTAACGTGCTTGCCCACAATACGGATAGAAGCAAAGAAGCTCTTACAAAAATGATGAAAGAATTGACAAAAACTATTAATCATCATAATGTAGGAAATAAAAAATTAAAACAAGCAAAAAGCATGAGACAACAGTTGTCTAGAGAGATTTTTAAACAAGATTTAGCAACTGCAAAACTTAATTTTACAAATGCTTTAAATATCATGCAAGAGGTTGGTGTAACTGCTGCTGCAAAAGCTCATGCTGATACTCTTAAAGTACTAGTTGCGGATACTATAAAAGCTACTGCATCTCAAAATGTATTTTTTGCTACGTTGACCATAGGACAGGGAGTGGTAACAGGTGTGGCCGCCAGTGTTAAATTCTTGGGTGCTGCGCTACTGACAATGATGCCTTACATTGGTATGGCACTCGCGGCATTCACCCTACTATACCCTATAATAGAAAAGGTATTCGGACTACAAGACAATCGACTAGAAGCTCAAGCAAAGAAAAATGCAGAGAGATTTAAAGAGTTTGATGAAGTCGTTCAACAGTTCAATGCCACAATAGGAAAATCAAAGGATGAAACCTCTGCTTGGGTAAAAACATTGGAGCCTTTATCAGGTCTAGTAGGAGAAACAGCCTCAGCCATAGGAGATACAATAGGCGCCTATAACGCTATGGTACTTGGTCAACAGGTTGATAAAACTCGAGAGTTAGCGGATGCAGAGGAAAAATTAGGCGATCTGCGTAAAAGACAGGCAGGTGGTGATCTAAGAGTAAGTAACGTGGACATTGAGGCGCAGGAAATTTATATACGCCGACTTGAAAAACAAAAAGAAAAGTTAGGCGAAGTTAGCGAAGAGCAAAAAAACTTATTCAGATCAGAACTATTAAATTCCATGAGTCAATTTGACAGATCCGCAGAAATGATAGGAGCAAGACTACAAAAACTAAAAGATGAAGGGGCTCCTACTTCAGAGGCACTCACGCTAGTAGAAACCACACTGGCAAAAACCGCAAAAATAAGACAAGACTTCCTACGCGGTGATATAACAGAAGAAGTCTTAAGAGCTCAATATGATGCTTTAAGTATATCATTGAAGGGGGCGTTTGAGTCTTACAAAAAATTTAATGATCTAGTAAACTCCGCCAAAGATACTGTTGGAAGTTTAACTGATTCTTGGGGTAAATATGCAAAGGGTATAGATAATACTAGTACTGCTCTTAAAGAGATAGGGGCCATACTAGATAATGCAGAAGGAATATCTGCAGCAAACAAAAAAGCTACAGACATACTGGCAGCTTATGGAATTACTCCTAAATCGGGTCAAGATCCTGTTAAACTACTTAAGTCTTTTAATCAGCAATTAAAAGATATAAACTCAGGATATAAAGAGTTAGCAAAAGATCAAGCAGCTGCAGACAATTATACAGGTAGTCTTATCGATAAGCTAGGTATGCAAGGAAATGCAATACAAAGAAACATAGAATTAGTAGAAGCAGAACTAGAAATAGCCGTTCCGGGTTTAGAAAAAGAAAACGAACTCCTAAGAGAGCAACTCGCTTTGAGAGGAAAACTAGCCAAGAATCTTAAAGATATGACCGAAGAGCAAAAGAACAAAAATGTAGAGAGACGGGGCGCAATGGGTGCAGAATTTGCATTTGCAGCAGACAGTATGCTGGATAACGCAATATCTAATCCTAAGGAAAAACTTAGCGAGCAAATCGGCCAAATGATGGAAGCTACTGCGGGAATGCGGGAGATGATGAAAGAGATGGGCCCTGACGGTCCTCTAGTATCTTCTGTTGTATCTGGTGCTTTTGTAATGACTGAAGCTTTTGTAGGTGCTTTTGAAGATATTGAAGCAGGAGGAGATAAAGTACAGATTGGTTTAGAGATTGCTTCCGCAGCTATAGCCCAGGTTTCCTCAATAATGGCGGCAGATTCAAAAGCTAGAATTAAGGCTATTGATGAGCAGATAGCGGCAGAGAAGAAACGAGATGGAAAATCAGAAGCAAGTGTTGCTAGACTAAAAGCCTTAGAAAAGAAAAAAGAAAATATAGCAAGAAAAGCCTTTGACACACAGAAAAAACTACAAATGGCTCAAATTATTACTTCTACAGCAGTAGGTATTATGAAAGCTATGGAGTTCTCTCCTGAAACGTTTGGTCTACCCTGGTCGGGTGTGATCGGAGCAATGGGTGCAGCTAGTTTGGCACTTGTTGCAAGTACAAGTTATCAGGGCGGAGGTGGATCAGCTCCTGCTGCCCCATCTAAAGTAGCAATGGGAGAAAGACAAAATAGTGTAGATCTAGCCAAAGGTAATAATGCGGCAGGCGAATTAGCATATATGAGAGGCTCTTCGGGGTATGGAACAGGTGCTACAAACTTCAAGCCTGCCTTCTCAGGATATAAACACAGAGCGGGAGGAGGTTACATAGTTGGTGAGCAAGGTCCAGAATTATTTATGCCAAATACTTCAGGGGAAATTATTCCTTCGGGACAAGATATGGGCGGACCAACAAATGTAAACTTCTCTATAAATGCGGTAGATTCTGCAGGCGTACAAGATTTGCTCCTTAACCAACGAGGAAATATAATTGGAATGATACGAGAAGCAGCTAATGAAAACGGAGAATTTTTCTTGGAATCAATAGATCCAGATCAATACTAGGAATATAAACGATGCCAATAACTAAACAAAATACTTTACCAGATCCCGATTATGCAATATCAGATGCAGGGGGTAACACGGCTGGATCATATGGACCAGGTTTTAAAGATGTAAAACTAGCCTCTGAGTCAAAAATAATGAAAAATAGAACAAACTCAGGAAGGTTAATTACTAGAAGCTATGGATTTCATAAGTGGACTATTGATATTAACTATAATCCTATGACTAGAGATGAATTTGAGCCTGTTTATAACTTTTTGTTAAATAAGAGAGGGGGATTAGATCCTTTCTTCGTTTCTTTGCCGCAGTATAGAGTTCCTAGAGATCCCGATTTTGCAACTTACGTTGCCTCAAACCAGGTTTCTACTGATGAAGCTCAATCCGCTGGATCCACTCATATTAAAATTGACGGAACTAGCATGACAGGGCCTAGTAGCGGAGACCCTAGACCAGGTGATTTATTCACTTTTACCGATCCTTTAGATAGTAATCATACAAAAGCATATATGGTTACTGAAGTCGAAACAGAGGATGTTTTTGAAGTTACTGGAGATATAGTAAATGGTAATGAAAGAATTATACATTTTACTCCTGCCCTTGCTAAAGACGTATCCGTAAACTCGGCTGTAAATTTTCACAACCCAAAAATACGAGTAATAATGAAAAGAGATACACAACAATATGCCCTCGGAGTAGATGGACTATATAAATTTTCTTTAAGTCTTGAGGAGGCCCAGCCTTAATGTCAAACTTAAGAAACTTACATAGCTCTATTAAAAATAATTTTAAGAGTAATTCAGATTTAAACTTTACTTACGCTCATTTGGTGAAGTTTGAGAAGCCTATTGCATCTGCGAACCTCAAGGGCGGGACTTCAGGAAGAGCGGATACTTTTGCATATATCACTGACTGTGCTTTTGATTTAAAATTCGATGATCTTACCAAAGATTCCGAAGGTAATTTTACAGGAGAACAAACCTACATAGCTAATAAGCTTATGAGTGTTAGTTCTACGACTGAAACTACAGAAGCAAAATCAACCGGTATGACTCTGGTGCTCGATGCAAACCCTGTAGGTACAACAGGATTAATAACTAATCCTACCTTTGGAGGAACTCTTGTAGAGACAGATATTGACTTACCTGCTTTGGGTTTTTCGGAAGGAGATAAAATACAGTTTACTCGAATAGCTGGTGGCGGCCCCAATAACGGCGTATCTGTTACTATTAAAAAGTTTAGAAATGGTGGAAAGGATTTCACTTATGGGTCTGCAGGAGCAGGAGGTCAAACTCTAGGAATAGGGGTAGCTTCCAACACCACTTACCAGGTTGATCTTGTATCTGAGGAAATAGCAGGGCTATTTTCAAATAAAGATGACACGACAAATTTTACCAGCTATTTGAATAGAGATGTAACAGTATATAAAGCGATCATTGACCCTGATAGTGGTGCAATAGTTGGCACACCTTTTATATATTTCAAAGGTCTAATTAATGGGGGAGATGTACGAGAGGACGTACTAAATACCTCCACAATGACCTGGAAACTTACTAGTCATTGGGGAGACTTCACAAGAGTAACCGGTCGACTAACTTTAGATGAAGCTCATCGTGCTATCGATGGAAATGGTGATCCAGATCCAGATGCAGTAGTGCGCCCAGCCTATGCGGGAGACTACGGATTTCAGCACTCTAATCAAGCTATAAATATTATGGCTCTTTACAATCGTAAGGAGGTTCAGCCATATACGGTAGATATTAATGGTGATTGGTTCGGCGGAAAAAGAACTAGATATAGAGATGTGTATATTCCTACAAACACCGAACTGTCTTTTAACCTTTCTGCAAGGCATCTTCCTGTTGTTTACGGTGTTCAAAAAATAGACACTGTTCCGGTTTTTGTAGATACAGATAACGAAGATGCTTCTAAAATTTATGTTGCTTATGCTCTTTGTGAGGGTGAGATTGGTGGTATTTTTGATATACACATTGACAGTAATACTACAATGTGTCTTGATAATAGAGATGCCGATTTAAGAGACCCTGCTGCAGGTGCTACCGGTGATGACGTAGCCATGGTCTGTAAAGGCAGAATGGATCGAGGTGATGTTCTAGGAAAAACTGGAGGATTAAGCGCTAGTAATGTAATAGATATAGATATCGGTCCTTATGTAGATTTTCGAGTGGGCATGTCCAGAAGGTTTAAAAGATTTTCTAGCCCTCAGTTAAAAGAAGTTGACGTTAATAAGTTCCCTTCAGCATCAGGAGCGAGTTCTCTGGGGCTACAGCATGAAGATATACACACCATAACTCAACCTATAAGTGCTAACTTTAGTATTCATACAG